CAGAAGTCTTTAGAGAAGCACAGAGCAGCTATGTCTCTAGTGAGTCAGGATCCTTCACCTCAATTTATGGAGTCCTTTACTATGAAAACAAATCAGATAGTAAGCCATATGAAAATGAGGGATGATGTAAGGGAAACACATGAATATAGCACCAATGCCTGTTATGAAAACGGCAAAAAGAATGGTGGAGCGAAGTATAATCTTATGCGCTCACATGTGAAAGATGGTGATACTAGTGATGATGAATTACTCAAAATGGACTTTTGTCCTTATCGCGGTATATCAAGTAGACGAGGATACATAACACAGACCTATTCGCAGTTAATGAACGCTGCAATGAATAAAGTGTGTCATGTTATCTTTATTGATGATATGTCCGAGAGTGAGATCCAGGAGTGGAGAATTAAGAATAATGATGATAAATCTATTTTTATTCAACCTGGTCAAATTCAAGATTATAGACGTATGTATAGTGATTACGATTCTATACCTAGTATAATATTTACATATTGGAGTGAGGGAGTTATTAGCCCTTGTAAAGCAAAAGTTTACTCAATATGTGAACATTATAAGATCCGTAATATTACTGCAAGTAATTCATTAAATTACACCTTAGCAAAAGGTATGCAGAAATATATGCATGGATCTCTACGTGAATTCCGTCAGTTTGCGCTTATAGGAAAAGCGCTAGACACTTTCTTTGTTAACGATTTTTTAAATCGGGGAAAGACTAAGTGGAGTAAAATCGCTTCAGGCGATTTCTCAGCTGCAACGGATAACATTAAAATACAATTAACCAAATTAGTATTTGAAGCTATTATGAAAAATTGGCTTCCTCACGATGTTAGTGAGAATGTTAAAAATGTCCTACGTAGTGTATTATATGAACACACCATAGAATACCCAAAAAAGTCAGGTTTGGAGCCCGTAGTTCAGAAGAACGGGCAGTTAATGGGTTCAGTGCTATCGTTTCCTATATTATGTATTATTAATGTTATTACATATTGGATAGCGGTGGCCCCCGAGGTTACGGATTTTAGAGAGCTAAACGTAATGGTAAATGGTGACGATATCATGTTTCAATGTGATCAACGTCAGTACGATAATTGGTTACGTACATTACCTGAAGCGGGTTTAACCCCTTCACCCGGAAAGAACTTCTTCCATGACAAGTACGGCACTGTTAATAGTGCGATGTTCTATCGACAAGATGACATCACCCACTACGTTCCTTTTTATAACGTAGGTATGTTACTCGGACAAAGCAAAGTTGCTAGAGTAGAAGAGGGTCGGAATAAACCTGTACATTGCTTACATCAAGCAGCCATGCATGGTGCAGAGAATCCTATAAGAGCTGACCAGAGATTTAAATTTTATAATCTCGATCAACTTACCAAAGCCAGTCAAACATATGATGGCGTTCAATTAAATTGGTATTTACCCAGAACTATGGGAGGATTAGGTATGCAGCTTCCACAAGGTGTGGATTTTGTCACTGAACATGAGGGATCCCGTAAGGGTCATCATGTTGTGCTTAGTGATAATCAGCGCATAATTGCACATGGTCTTAGAGACGCATGGTATAAGGATGACCTACAGAAGGCACCTTTTAAACCTATCGGATTAGAGGTAGACCCTGACTTGCAAAGTTGGGGTAACGACATTAAGAAACGTGTCGTTTTTAAGGCTCAGTTAAAAGACTGTCCTATGCTACCAGATTGCAGAGACCTCAAGGAGGCATGCCATGAACCGAATTGGTATTTACCATTAACCGGAGATATAGATCTCGAAAATATCAAATATATGTTCCAAGGATTAAGGTTGAGACGATTTGCTGTAAAAGTGCAAACATCACCTGGAATCAAAAAGGGATATAATTATTCGAATGATGTATTGGTCAGAAGAATACACGGTTGTAATTACGAAATGAAAATGCTTTCCAAAAGCAATGCGCATCTATATCAAGAACTTGTTCTCTATGAAAAGTGTCGTGATAGGCGTTCTGTAATTAAGGTAGAGGGGCCCAGATTAAGGGTTACGGGGGAGGTTATTAGTTGTGACAATATCTGCGATGATTTTCGCAGCGGGAAGGATGAGGCTATTGAGCCTATTCCCGAGTATGCTACCACAGTTGAACATTTGTCAACGGACTGGTCATATTGGATGTCAAATAACAACTAAGGCATTTTGAGTAATGCTAGTTTTCCCAGAATTCATTTTCTCATTGGTTATACTTCTAAAGTAAGGGAGCCAAGTATATGAGTCAATATAATGAAGTGGTAATGATAGTCCACTCGATACTTTATCTATTAAATATAATACTTTTGCGTATATGGACGCTTGGTCATCTTCTCAAAGATGTAACTGTTATATTTTAGACTGTAGAAAAACATGAGTATGTTTTTACGGAAATTAGATAGTATTTATTGATATACAAAAGTTATGTAATACAAATAGAGACATATTCAGCGATTCTCAGTGAGGGTTGAGTACTTGGTCTAATTACATGTGTCCGTCATAATAGTTTGGAACAACCTTAACACTCGTTAAGGAGAGTACTAACTTATAAGTTACTCATCTCTATCTGCGAAGTTAGATTTGAAATTATAAGGAATGTCTACAGACTACAAGGGTTGGCTAGGGTGAGGCGTAGCAGGTGCTATGATGGTTGAAGTGTTGTATGAATATGACATGGACATCTTAGACACTGTTGAGCTATTAGCGTAAAGAGGAGTCTTGACTTCTCTCTCTAGTACTATTATGAGCATAGTCGCAGGTGTAGCTTCTTAATCTACACAAGAGAACTGGACCGGATGAATTCTCAACGGGGAAAGGCAAGCTCCAATGCTTCCAGACAAAACAAGTCTAAAAAACAAGGACAACCCACTAAGTCCAAAACATATGGTGGGAAAAATAATAATAATAACAAAAATCAAAATCCTTCTAAAGGGATTTATAACCAGCGACCCAATAAGAATAATCAGAGGTCAGCTGCGGCAGCTTACTCCACAGGGATCGGTCAATCACAACCGATAATTAGTCGCGGTCCTAATTTTGTCAGGATCGTCCACAAGGAATTAATAACCAATATTATTG